CTGAAAGTGCTGCTGCTCCAAAGAGTGCTGGCGCAAAACCAGTTACCTCCATGGAAGACGACGATGAAGATGCGATGAGTTTCTTCAGTAAGTTAGCTGCTGACGCATAACAGTTCAATATGCCAAAGAAAAAGGGCCCTTCGGGGTCCTTTTTTTATGGAGATAATCCGAAGGAACCAGACAACACCGACATAGAAGTTCTATCAGGTAGGTTGCCGTGTGATATGTTGTATGTGTTTGCGTTAGTAGTCATACTAGAACTACCTCCTCCACCCATAACTTTGGGTTGGGCGTTACTTGCAGCGGAGGCAGAATCTCTTGCAACCTCAGTTACAGTATCAGCATTTTTCTTTTCTGCATTTGAGTTATTTAAAACTTCTCCGCTTGTTGCCGTTGCTGGAGGTGGTGTTGCCATTTTCTTAATATCTATTGTAGCACTTTCAGCTTTAAGCCCTCGGATAGTATCACCTCCGAAACCAAGTTTATCGTCGGTTTGGCGTGCAAACCATTCGATAATACTATTCCACATACCGCGAATTATGTTCCCGATACTAAATTCTGGAGCATCTTCATCGCGGAACCCGAATTTCTTAGTCACCCAGTCGATAAGCATGTCGAATGGTTTGAATATTAAGTCCATCAGACCACCTTCACCTACTAGGTTATTCCAAAGCTCGCTGAGAGCCGCTGTAGGATCTGTAAAGAGAGTTTTAACCCAGTCAACTACACCATCTATTGTATTGTTTATAAGGGCGACAAAGTCAAACCCATCTAACATTGCTGCAAAGTCGGTAAACCCAAGTTTCTCAGATATCCAAGATACCACATCTTTTATCATGTTACCGATTTCACCGAAACTCAAGAAGAATCCTTTTACTGCACCGAGTAATCCGCCTATGATACCGTCCTCTTGAAATCCCTTAAACGCACCTGTTATAGTATTCCATATGGTGATGATGGGGCCAAGTAGTTTACCGAAAACTTTTCCGAAAGAAAATATTTTAGTGAGCAGTGGATTAGATCCCACACCTTTGAAAACTCCAGTAATTTTACTAACCCAACCACTGAAGAATTTTCCTAGGTCACTAAAAACATCTGCGACTCTTGCGCCATCTTTACCAAGGTTTAAGAATTTGGCAGTGGCAGAACCTATAGACTTACCGATAGAACTAAAGAAATCTTTGAATAGTTTGAATTCTTTTTTCCATCCATCTATCTGTGTTATGAAAGACTTCTTAAGAGAAGACCATCCAGCAGATATTGCATTAGTAATAGGATTTCTTTTTAATATATCCTTAACAATTTCAAACGATACTTTAAATATCCCAGCAATGTTGTCAAATAAATTAAAAATTGAGTTTATTAATTTACTTCTGCGTAAAAACTTAATAGCTCCAGCGAATATAGCAGAAATACCTGTAGCGAATAAAGAAATACCCTTTAGAAACGCTTTTCCGAACATCGCGAGTATTTTAACTTGAGATTTAACAAACCCAACAATAAACCCACTAAGGAAAGCAAACGGCGCAAGTAGTCCAAGACCACCTAACCCAATTTCTAGATTATTTGCAGATTTCTTTTCAGGAGTAGTGTTGTTTGCAATTTGGTCTAGTGCGTTAAGAGTCCTCTCCTGCAATACTCCATCTTCCTTTGCTTTTTCAAGCGCAGCTAAATTATTACCAGTCAATATTTCTGCAATATACTGTAGTTGATCGTTCATCACGAACGAGTTCGCGTCGATGTTATTCAAGTAGTCGTTAGACATAGAGATTCTACTATCAACCTTAACAATGTTCTGGTTGAACTCCATCATCTCTAATACCACATCTTCTAATAATCGAGTTTGTTCATTTTCCATATGTTATCTTCCCCAAGACTGTTGTCTTATTTTTGCGCGTTCTTCTTCTTGCTTGACGAACTCAACTAGTTGCATAACATATATTTCTCTCTCCCAAGGCATCATGGTATCAAGTTCACTTAGTGAATAATTATGATGCTGCATCATTGCAAAATTCGTCTTGTAGTAGTTTACAAGAGAATCATGAGAGAGACTTATCCGAAAAAATTCGCAAGGCCCTTTATCTCAAATTCATTAACAGTTCCGCAACTTTCGCAAGTGTATTTAACGTCATGTTTAAGAGCAGGCATGTTTCTAAAGAATACTTCAATTTTCTTAAACTGTTCACTACTCAAAGAGTCAATAAATGCTTGTAGTTCTTGAGTACTCGAATCTTTAGCGGGATATACGTTGTCTTCGTCGAAAATCATTTCAATTGACATGATAATCGTTTTCATAATTGCTTCTACGCCTTCAAGTGATCCTATCTTTTGAGCGTCTGCTACTGAGGGATACTTCATCTTGATGCCAACTTTGTCTGTTAACATAATCTTACTGTTTACATCACCAGCAGTAACTTCTAGTGTATCTAGATTAAGTTCATACTCATTACTTGTAGAACAATTGGAACACTTCAAACCGATTTTAGAAACCTCACCGACCGACTTTGCTCTTAATTTTAAGAAAATATATTCAAGGTCGAATGTAGCAAGTTTTTTAATATCAATTTTACCAAAGGTACATGCTTCTATGACATCTTGCACAGCGCGTAAAATTTGTTCTTGGTTCTCGCTTTCCATAGCGATCATCAACACTTTTTCTTCTTTAACTAGGTAAGGTCTGTATACTACAGACTCTCCAGTAGAAGGGATTTTTACCGAGTACTTCGGCGTTTCAATAATTGGTAATGCCATTATATTTTCTCCAATGGGTTATGTAATTCAATCAATAGTATTTATATCGTTATCCTATAAGAGACTTGATTTGACTAGTAGTTGCTCCGATAGTTTTTCCGATTCCACCAAGCACACCAGTAACAGAGTCAACAAGACTTTCAACTTCAAAGTTTTCATAGGTCATGGTGACAGTAACTTTCTGTACGGAATTCTCCGCAGTATTATCTAATGATACAGCATTTATATTAATTGGATACGCTTTTTCAAGTTTAACGGTGTATATAGGTATGTTCTGTTTGTTTAGTTGAGCAATTCTAACATCAGTTGTATAACTATCTTTGTAACGCATCGTGTAGTTGGTTGTATCGAATGCAAGACCCAACCACTTATCAAATATCTTGCGCATATAATAATCACCAGTCAAAATGTATGTAAAGGTAATATCCTCATTGATGAAAGAGTATGGTATCTTAATAGACTGTTTAACGTTTTGGTATTCTGTAGTTACGATTCCTCTTCCTGGTAGAGTGCAACTTTCACACAGTAGGGAGATATCTCGAGGGTCGTTAATAAATGCACCTAGACTCAGGTTACCACTCAATGCACCAGTTATTAATGCACCAGCGTCAAGGTTTAATAAACTCCCTTGAGGAGGTTGCATGAAAACAGCAAACCTATTTGTTTGCGCAATACCTTGCCTTTTATTAAACACGCCTTTAAGATCATCGATCCCACTTCCCAATATTGACATATTAGTTTCCTCTTATTTGTTTCGTAGAGTCTTTCCAGACATCTCGTTTATTAGCCTTAGCAAACTGTTCTGTAGGTAGGAAGATAGCAATTTCCCACTCAGGTGGTTGTACCATTACTATCTTAGAATCTATCTGACTTGTTAAGTAATGTTTAAAACAAGGTTGGAACTCTCTATACTTTCTAACAGAACTTAATAAGTCGTATCGCATCCTGAACCTAGTTGTATCATCGAATTTTGTGTTGGTTAGTGTATCACCTAATTTATCCAGAAATGCTGCACGAGTTGTTGGTTTTAGGTAATGGAGATTCAGTCCGTAGAAACCTCCTGGAGCTTTGTCGACCATAATTGTTAACGGAAACATATCGTAGTATGGCAATTTTTCTCTGTGTTTTGGGTCATAGAAATACATGTACATATTACCCCACACAGCACGGCTCTTCCTTATGAGTGCTTCGTCTTGCAGTAGTTGAGTTCTATTAACCTGACCAAGTTCTTTAACTTTGTTCTTAAACCATACTCGCGCGTCATCAGTTCTAGCTTGGATACCAGACCTGAATGCCTCTTGCTCTAATTTGTTAAATAATGATGCCAATTTATTTTCCTAGTATTTTTATTCCCATACCTCTTAAGGTATCTTCTGTCCACACAACAAACTTCCACCCTCTGGTCATACAATATTCTTCAGCAGCATCCCACTTAGATTGATTCTTGACATATGTCATAACCTCAGTAATATACTTCTTTGTTTTCTTAGAAGGTTGCTTTGGCGGAGTAGTTTCTTTTTTAGGTTTTATCTCTATTAAGTAAGTAGTCCCATTGGTAAGTTTAACCTTAACATCTACAAAATATCTATGAATCTTGTTATCAGTCTTACATCTATAGGGTATTACGGTTTCTTCAGAGTTCCACTTTATTACTTGTTCGTTAGACTCGCACCACTTGAAAACTTGTAGTTCCCAAAGAGAGCGGTAATACACCTTTGTATAATCACCTTCATATTTTCCAGGATTTTTAACTGGATATCTACCCGAATATGCCATATAAATACTTAATAAGGTTGTTCACTTAGTAATATTTATAAGAGAAATTCATGTCAAATAAAATAGCGGATTATAAGAAAAAGAGTAAAGCATCTTATGAATTCCCAATAGGAACCATACGGTCTCACCCAAGGATTAGCATCATCGTATTGGATCGGAGAAGTGAATACCCTATGGAACTGATACTACCTATTCCACAAGGATTGCCGATACAAGATGGAATTTCATACAGCAGTACTAACTTAAATCAAGTTGGCGCAGCGGCACAAGATGCAATGAGCGGACTTGGCAGCGGGGCAAGTATGTTAGATGTAGGCAGCAAAACCATTGATAACATGAAAAATAATCTGAGTGGACAAAGTTCAACTACTACAGCGGCAGCATTGACACAGATTGCAAATTCTGCTGGGCTTGCGGGAAGCACTGCAAAGTCTATTGCGGATGCAGTTATGTATAATAAAAGATCACTGTTGAATCCTAACCAAGTAACAACATTTAGCGGAACCAATGTTAGGTCATTTTCATTCGAGTTTAAGTTCGTATCCATTTCAGAGGAAGAATCTCTGATGATCAGGAATATAATCGAACGTTTGCGATTAAATGCATATCCTAAGGGAAATCAAGTTATATTATCATATCCTCCAGAATTCATGATTCATGTTTTAGACAAAAACGGCGAGCGAAACAGATATTACGGGGCAATTGATAATTGTTTCTTGATGAATATTAGTACTGCATACAATACGATTGGTAATAGTTACTATGATGATGGCGCTCCTCTGGATGTTTCTTTGTCTCTAACCTTCCAAGAAACCAAAGCTCTCACTAGAGATGATATTATAAGATTACAAAATAGTGTAGAATCTAATAAGGGTGGTATATAATGTCTTTCTTCAGAAATTTTCCAAAGGTTAATTACGACTATTTCGGTAATGGAGTTCAAAGTAAAGTTATTGACATCTTCAGGTTTGTACAACCCGCAAAGGATTTTAAGGACGAACTAGGTGCATATAGTTTTTATGAAGTACAAGAAGGTGATAGACCTGATGTAGTTTCACAAAAGTTATACAATACACCAGAATATTACTGGACATTTTTTCTGGTCAACGAACATCTGAGAAATGGTATTAGTGCATGGCCATTGTCTTCTGATGAGTTTAATAAATTCATTGACGAAGAATATTCTGGAATTGTTATAACATGCAGGCCTCAATATAACTATGATGGCGATGGGTTATTACAATCGATTGAGAATTCAGTTGCAGGTAAATTCAGAATAGGGGAGCAGGTCGTGGGATTCCTAAGCGGCGCTACTGGTTTTATAGAAAGCAAGGATGCAACTTCGCAACAACTTGTGATTCGTGATGTTCAAGGTGTATTCAGAAAAGAAGAACTTATACGAGGAAACTCCACGGAAGACAGTATAGAATCATACGAAGTTTATGATAGACAACTTGCACCGCGCCATTATGAAGATGATAAAGGTAGAATTGTAAATAGTTCTATACATATATCAGGAGGTACTCCACCACAACAGCTGAACCTAATAACAAACAGAGAATTTGAAGAAGAATTAAATAATCAACGGTCAAAGATACGGGTTATTCGTGAAGAGTTCATTTTCGAATTTGCTGATAGATATCAAGAATTGCTTAACAGATGATAAATTCAGGTTTAAAGAACGGGAACAGTGCAGAAGGTGTTATACCTTCCTCGTTTACTATATCAGAAATTTTAATCACAAACTGCTATGGTAAACAGTTTGATATTAAAGCACTAGTGACTAAGACTACTATCGTTGAGAGCATATATTCATTTGCGTTAACCGCTTCTTTAGATATAAGAGACACGGTAAACTTGTTTGAAGAAATACGAATTTCTGGGCAAGAGAAGATAGATATTATTATACAGAAACGCGATAAGGGTAAGAAAGAAACTGTTAAGGTTAAACTTTCTTTCTACGTCGCAGAGATTCCTGTCTATGGTAAGATAAAAGACGCAATACAAGGTTATACTTTATCTTGCGTGGCACGGCATGCGTTCGCTAATCATGTTACAAATATTTCAAGAGCGTTTTCTGGGTCATTAAGCAAGCAGCTACAACGCATAGTTTCGGGAGATCTTGACTACAACGGAGTTGTCGAAAATACTGCTCCTAGTAAGGGTAATGTTAAGTTGATAATTCCTAATATGAAACCGTTCACTGCAATGAGTTGGTTATTGCGTCATGCATATTCTGACTCTGGCGCGCCCATATTTGCATATGATACTATGGATGGGTTTAAAATAGTTGCTTATGAAAAATTAACAGAGCAAATTAGTTTGGGTACATATAAGTTTTCTTTTATGCAAGAGGATAACCCATATACAGTCGAAGGTTTTGGTGAGCAGAAGTATAAAATACTTAACATGGCAAGTAACTTAAACAGTTCCAAATATATTCAATCTAACAGAGGTGCATATTCTTCTCTGACAAAAGTTATTGATATTTCGACTAAAAAATACTACGAAGTACCATTTGACTATTCTTCACAATTTAGAAACACCCCCAAAGTTTCTAACGGTAGTATGTCAAATCAATTGATATCGAAAGAGTTTAAAGTTAAAGATCAGCCCTTGAACCTTTTACACGACTCTTTGAATATATTCATCAACGAAAACTCTATGGCAATGGGCAACCAATATGGCAACTACCATCAACCTTCAGTATACTCGGTCGCGCATCATCAATCTATGCTTGAGAACTTAGACAGTATTAAACATACTATTACACTAAATGGTGATTTAGAGTTGTCAGCTGGTAGTAAAATTTCTATTCAAGCCCCTAAGTCAATTGATCCACAAGTGTATAAAAAAATTAAAGAAAAAGATTCTAAGAAATCACATATCAACGACATGATGATATCTGGGGATTATTTGATCACAAGTGTTAGTCATACTTTTAGCAATAAATACATTTGCGAATTGAATATCAAACGCGACTTTAGTAATTATAATTTAGACTCAGCGGATTAATACAGTATGTCATCATTTTCAGCAGACCAATATATCGGTGGACAATTTACTTGGTTCACCGGAGTAATCGAGGACAGAAAAGACCCAGAACAGATGGGTAGGGCGAGAGTCCGTTGCTTTGGTTTTCACACAGACTCAAAGGGTTTGATCCCTACAGAATCACTTCCATGGGCGACGGTATTGATGCCGAATACTTCTTCTGGAGTTTCTGGTATTGGTTCATCACCACACGGGTTAGTTGAGGGGTCATGGGTTGTTGGTTTCTTCCGTGACGGCCCATCAGCACAAGACCCTATCATACTAGGGTCTATATTAGGATACCCAGTACAGAAGAACCCTAGCAGTCGGGGATTTACCGACCCAAATGGGGTGTTTCCAAAGTATGCAAACGAACCTGATGTGAATAAACTCGCTCGTGGACAGAATACGGTGGCATATACCGCAGATGTTTCTATCGGAGAGCCTGCTTCTCCATACGCAGCACAGTATCCTATGAACAAGGTTATTGAAACCGAGTCTGGTCATAAGATAGAATTGGATGATACTCCAGGCGCGGAACGAATTCGTGTCGTACACAAGTCTGGGTCATTTACAGAGATGCACCCTAATGGTGATGTAGTCCATCGACAACTTAATAAGTATGATGTTATTCTTGCAGATGACCAGTGTCATGTACAGGGTAAAGTCAATTTAATTGTAGACTCTGATGTTGATTGGTATGTGCGCGGTGAACTAGATATATTTTCAGCGGGGAATATGTCATTCAAATGTGGTGGTAATATATCATTTGACGCAGCAGGTGGTTACTCGGAATCTGCTTCTACTATTAATATGAATACCGACGCAGCAAACCCATTCTCTCCAGAAGCACAACGATTAATATTAGCTCTTGCCGGTTCTAACGCGGCATTCGATGATGACTTCGAAGAAACTGTAGCTGAAAGGCTGGTTTCTAAAGATATTCCACAACCACTAACGATAATAAGAGACACAACTCCAGAAGTTATAAACAAACCAGTTGAAATTACTTCTTGTGAAGGTGTCCCTGATGATATTAGTGGAGATGCATTAGATAATTTCAAGTTATCTTCTAACTTTACCGTCAGTGCAATTTCTACAAATGCTCTATTTAAACACAAAGTAGTTGCTCAACACGGATTATCTGTAGTAGACATTGTGTGTAACATGAAAGCATTATCCGAGAATGTGTTAGAAAAAGTTAATGCAAAGTATCCAGGGTTTAGAATTAATTCTGGATTCAGAACATCCACAGGCGGAACTAGTCAACATGAACGCGGTATGGCAGTTGACATACAATGGGCAGGTATTAGTAATAAAGAATATCTTGCTCGTGCGCAATGGATTAAATCAAATGTCACATTTGATCAGCTTATATTTGAACATGGTAACTCTATCTGGTTACATTTAAGTTACGATAGAAATCGCGTAATTCAGAATACTTCTCAACGCAATCGTTCTTTAACATATTATCCAAAGGTATCTCCTAAATACAAACCTGGAATTACATTATATTATGCATAACTATATAATACAATGCCAGCAGTAGCAAGAATAGGTGATCCTACCACAACAGGACATGGATGTGATGCCACCACTACGGTGATAGGTGGTTCGGGGAATGTGTTTGCTAATGGGATCGGAGTAGAGCGTCAAGGAGACCCTACAGCGCCGCATACGATCCTTGCGGGTAGTGTATGCGTACCCCACGGCGCTGTAATCAACGTGGGGTCTCCTAATGTCTTTACCAATGGTATTCCTACTGCAAGAGTTGGTGACTCCACCGACGGAGGTGCTATCACTGCTGGGTCTCCTAATGTGTTTGCAAATTAAACCTTGCCAATATTCCAAAAATAGTGTATAATATTCATTGGTCCAGCAGGGTAGTAGCTACAATATAACATATAAATAATAGTATGAGCACAGAAATACTATCAGACTTTAACGTATCAGGACAGAGATCAGCAATTGTTTCTAGAGGTAAACAATACGCAGACTTAGACTTATCTTTGATACCACACCCTAATAAAAAGGATATCATTCCTTTAACAGACGTTGATGCTGTTCGTAATTCGGTTAAGAACCTAGTTATGACGAATAGATATGAACGACTATTTAACCCAGAGTTAAGTTCTGGTCTAAAGCAATTGTTATTTGAAAACTCTGATTCGCACACAATGTACCTTATCAGAACTTATATAATAGAAGTTATAGATACTTACGAACCTAGAGTAAGTGAAGTTAATGTTATAGTGCAAGACGATTCAAACAACAACGGATATAATATAACAATTGCGTTTAATGTTATATCAGTTAATACAGAATCCGATATTCAAATATTTTTAGAGAGAACCAGATAACATGGCAGTCAACTTAAATGTAACAGAATTAGATTTTGACTTAATAAAATCTAACTTAAAAGATTATCTAAGGGCTCAGTCGAAATATAACGACTATGATTTTGAAGGTTCTGGATTATCTATACTGTTAGACATCCTTGCATATAATACACATTATAACGCGATGACTGCGCACTTTGCGTTGAACGAAGCGTTTTTAGATTCTGCTCAGATCCGTGGTAATGTAGTATCACATGGTAAGTTGTTGGGATATGTTCCTAGGTCAACTACTGCTTCTACTGCTAGGTTGAACATTACCGTTGATAACCCAGTAGGAACACCCCCTCCCTCTTCTATTACGCTAGAGCGTGGTACTAAATTTATCAGTGTGATTGATGGTGAAGAATTTCCGTTTGTAGTTGTAGATTCACAAACATCGTATTACAAAGTTTCTACAAATACGTACAGGTTTGAAAATGTCGCTATCAAACAGGGTATATTAAAAACTATAACATACCGAATTGACGAATATGACGAAGCTCAGAAGTTTGAGATTACTGACGAAGATGTAGACACTTCGACAATGCGTGTTAGGATCAAAGCAAATGATAACTCTACTGCATATCAAATATACACAAAATTTTCATCTCTAGTAAATATAGGTTCTAATTCCAATGTATACTTTATTCAAGAAAATTCTGCAGCCAAGTATGAAATTTATTTTGGTGACGGGATCATCGGTAGCAAACCGAGTTCAAATAATATTGTAGAAGTTCAGTACGTATATACTTCTGGCGAAGCATCAAATGGAGCAAGAAACTTTAACATCGTTTCTGAAATTGGTGGTAATAGTGACATTGAACTAGAAACTATTTCTGCATCAGCGGGAGGCAGCGCCAGAGAATCAATTGAGTCTATTAGGTTTAACTCTCCACTGACATATATCACACAAAATCGGGCAGTAACTGCTGACGACTATAAATCAATTATTCAAAGAGAATATGGTGATATTGATGCCATCTCAGTGTGGGGCGGAGAAGATGCTAGTCCCCCAGACTACGGTAAGGTGTACATCGCAATTAAACCCAAGACTGGAGAAGTACTTAATGCAGTTGAGAAAGACTTCATTGTAGACAATATCTTATCTGGTAAAAATGTTATTTCTATAACTCCAGTTATGGTTGATCCAGAGTACACTTATATCAAGTTAGAAACTTTCTTTAAGTACAACCCCAACTTAACGGATAGAAAACTCGCTGAACTAAGTTCTTTAATCGCAAACATTGTCGAAGCTTATAATGACAATGAATTAAAGAGGTTTGATGGGGTTTTTAGATATTCTAAACTTCTAAGAAATATTGACTCTGCAGACCCATCTATTCTAAACTCATATGCCCGTGTCTATATGTTTAAGGTTATTACACCTTCAAACACTGCGATGAACTTTTACGATCTTTCATTTGCTTCTCCAATATACACTACAACATCTAACGAACCAGTTATGGAGTCTAATGGGTTCTTAATCAATGGTATATACCATTACTTCTCAGATGTTGCTATTTCAGAATCTAACAATAGACAAATGATCATGTACAAACTCGTTGACGGTAAACGCACAATCGTAATTGCAGATGCAGGTATGATATATACTACTACAGGTAGAGTTGTGATTAATAATTTTAAGCCTGATACAACTGATCAAATTAAGTTAACTCTCATTCCTAACTCGAATGACCTAGCTCCTAAGAGAAACCAATTGTTGTCTATTTCTATGGTGGATAGTTTCTTCTCTGGTGAGATTGATACTATTGCAGTTTCTGGATCATCTGGTACGGTTAACTATACCACAACTTCGAGACACAAGTAATTATTATGGCATCTATAGAAGCGACTGCGAGCTCTAAAAGAAAAACTAAGGAGTCTATTAGAGTAGAATCCTTACTTCCTGAGGACTTGCGAGAGAATTCATCAAAACTCATTGGACTACTTGAAGATTACTATAAGTTCATGAACAAGGGGTTTAACCCATCGTATGAAATAAATAATATTTCTGAAGAGCGTGATATCGACACTTCTGAGCATTATTTGGATAATATTCAGCGTCAGATTGCTGCTACTATACCAAGAAACCTACAGTCAGATAAGGTCAAATTATATAAGAACCTAGTTAAGTACTATAATATTAGAGGTTCTACAGAATCAATCGAGACATTTTTTAATATTTTATTAGAAGATGAAGTTGAGATATATTATCCAAAAGATGATATGCTTATCCCTTCTTCAGGTAATTGGAGCGCACTAGAAGGTAGATACATTGATAATGATGGGTTCTTATCAGATAGAAAGAAACTACAGGATTCATATTTCTATCAAAAGTTCTCTTATGTTATTAGAACAGGTAACAACGTTGATGTATGGCGAGATGCTTTTAATAAATTGCAACACCCAAGCGGATTTATTTTCTTCGGCGAAATTTTCCTATTGTTGCTTGCAATAGATCAGCAATCAAAGATGCCAGCGAATCAACCTGGATTAATCTCTGCCGAAGACATACCTTTGATAGTTTCTATGATAGCAGATTCTGTTCCAGTAGAAATTATGGAGTCTCTAATTACGATACTCCTACATATTAACTACACCGAGCAACTAGAAGCGCGTAAGAGAAAAGAATATTCAGTATTCCTGAAGTTCTTTGATGAGACACCAATATATGCGTTCGAGAATATAACCATTCAAGACGGTATAAATAATTCAATAAATAGGTCGAATACTACAAGTTCTATTCAGCCACCAGCGTCCACATAAGAGGTATTATTAAATGGCAGCAATCGTAACAAATCGTTTTCGCGTAACAAACGCTGAAAATTTTAGACAAGATATATCAGACACTGATAATAGTGTATATGTATTCATTGGTAAATCTGATCCGTGGTCTTCTTCTATATCAGAATTACAGGATACATATCCTCCTACACCATTAGATAATCGAAAAGATGTTGTAGAAACTTACAAGAACATGGCCGCTGCGAAGATTATCAATTCTTCGAACATAAGTCATGTAATGCCACGGTTTGATTGGACCTCAGGTAATTCTTATGTCGCATGGGATGACCAAGACCCAGATATTTTTACTAAGGCATTTTATGTTATCACTGATGAGCGTAAAGTATTCAAGTGTATTAAAGTTGGCCCTGGTGCTTCAACTGTTAAACCAACATTAACTGAAATTACTCCTACAGTGGTTGGTGATGGATACACTTGGAAGTATATGTTCACGCTTGGAGTTACCGATTCTGAAAAGTTTCTAACAAATTTCTACTCCCCAGTCAAGACAGTTCTGTTACCAGCTTCTGGTGATGTAGATGATCTTTCTGAATCTGACAGAGCACAATACTTAAACCAAGAGTCTGCAATTGCAACTATTGGAGGTAAGATATATAATGCTAAGGTTCAGACAGGAGGTTCTGGTTATACCGTTGCACCTACAGTTACCATTGTTGGTGATGGATATGGCGCAACTGCAACTGCAACTATTACAGGTGGTGGAGTTACTGGTATCACGATTACAAACTCTGGTTCTGCATACACGATCGCAAAAATAGTATTTTCCAATGGTGGTGGAACTGGTGCTGCTGCATATCCTATCATGTCTCCTGGCAAAGGTCACGGCGCAGATCCAGTTGCCGAGCTTGGAGGATACTTTATTGGAATTAATGTTCGACTAGAGTACGAAGATGGATCAGGTGACTTCATCGTAAACAATGAGTTTAGGCAAATTGGTTTGATCAAGAATCCATTAAACGTCGCTGGTGATATAAACACTGCGACTACATTTAGCGCATTGTACGAGTTACACTTATCTGCAGGAACAGGATTTGTTGTGGGTGACTATATAACAGGTACTACTTCAGATGCGATTGGATATGTTGATAGTTTTGATGCAGGTGAACTAATTATCAAATTCCACCAGAACAATAAAACAGGATATGGAACATTTCAGCCGGGCGAAAATATAACTGGTTCAAATTCTGGCTCGGGAACTATATTGGGATCTAATGGTATCGTTGGACCAGAATACACTCCACAAAGTGGGGAGGTATTATTCCTAGAGAATAGAGAACCTATCAATAGATCTGCATCTCAAATCGAAGATGTTAAAATAATTATCGAATTCTAAAGAGGGACTAATATGTCATTAAAGTTTTACAATAATCCACCATACTATGATGATTTTGACGAGAGTAAAAATTATGTAAGAATCCTCTTTAGGCCTGGACATTCTGTCCAGGCGCGAGAACTCACTCAGATGCAAACTGCTCTACAGGCACAGATTGACCGCCATGGCAGACATACATTCCAAGAAGGTTCTCCTGTCTTGGGTGGTAATATGTCAATAGAGACAGATACTGACTACATCAAGTTAGAGTCTTCGTTTATTCCTGCATCAGGCGGTGCAACTCTAATCACGGACAACTACTATGAAGAGTTCTTGGACACGGAGATAACTGGTTCTACCACTGGAATTAAAGCCAAGGTTATCTATACAATACCTTCCGAGGATAGTGATTCGGTAACTCTATACCTCAAGTACATAAACTCTGGTACTGACAAAGTAACTAAGACATTTTCTGCTTTAGAAGAAATTGTTTCCAACGCAAGTGTTCAACGCAAAGGTAAAATTAAAACTAGTGCTGAGACTCCGGTTGGCAAGGGAACTCTGTTTTCTATCGATACAGCGGTATTCTTCGTAAACGGAAATTTTGTATATACTCCTTCAGACACTTTGGTGTTATCTAAGTACTCGTCAACCCCGAGTACTCGTATTGTTTACGAAATTTTCGAGCGAGTTGTAACCATTGCTGAAGATGCATCTTTAGGTGACAATGCGCTGGGCAGTCCTAACGAAGCAGCGCCGGGTGCACACAGATATCAAATTGAATTAGTATTAAAGACACAACCATTTAACTTTGATGAAGTTCGTGATAATAACTTTATTCAGTTGATGTTAATTCAATCAGGTGCTGTTAAAGAAAGAGCCAGGACGGTATACTCTGAATTAGGCAATACCCTTGCACAAAGAACATACGAAGAGTCTGGTAACTACGCACTTCGTCCTTTCCTATTGAACATGCGTGAATTGTACAATGATGGTTCTAACAACGGGCTACTCACAATTCTTCAGTTGCGTGACATGTATAATTTGATTTCTGAAACTGATAATCAAGTCATTGCATATGGTCAGAATAGACTAGCAATTGGCTTGGAAAAGTCAGTTGCATATGTTAACGGATATCGTATTGAACTGGAAGATGTAAAATACATTGACCTATTAAAGTCTAGAGAGACAGCATTCTTTAATAATGCATCTATCGTAGCAAACCTAGGAAACTATGTATATGTAAACCTAGTACAGTCGCTTCCTGATGTAGATACATTTAAAACACTGAATTTATTAGATTCTGGTGATTCTGTTATCGGTACAGCTCGTGCAAGGTCATTTGAATTTAGTTCTGGTACAATGTACAAATTATATTTATTTGACGTTGATATGAACCCGAATAAGAATTTTGACGATGTTGCGGAAATTGCTCAAACTATTACTGGTGGCGCACAGTTCCAAGCAACTTTTGATACAGTATTCGGTGCTAAGTTGTACGAAACTGATAAAAACTCTTTGGTTTATCAACTACCATTCAATACTGTACAAAGTTTGTTGGCTGGCGGCCAGAACGATACTATATACACTTCAAAACGCAGTACATATAACGTAGCAGTTAGCTCTAGCACTGCAAGTATAACTGCGACTGATGGTGTACATTTACCAAACAGCTCGGCAGATTGGTTGGCTACAATCACAACTACTGGTGTTAAAGCTCCTATCACAAATGTTTCTTTAGATTACAACAACTCAACTGGCGTTTCTACTGCAACCGTGACTTTCGACTCTGGTGTTATCACTACTGGTAACGTGAACATTCAGTATCCAATTGAAAAGAATCTTACGAGAAAAACTAAGAACTTAGTGAGTAACCATGAGATTAATGTAACTAGTCCAAATACAACTCCTGGCGGATATGATAGCCTTAGTGTCACTGATGTATTTGCTGTAAAGAGTATTAAGGATAATTCTATCCCACTAGGGGATAGTTACCTTGACATAACTGATAGGTATGAAGTTGAGAACGGCCAACGTGATAACTTTTACGATATTGGCAGAATCCGCCTAAAGTCTGGTTCTATTGCTCCATCTGGTGATCTAGAAATTGTTCTTGATTATTATCAACACAGCAGCGGAGATTACTTCTCAGTTGATTCGTACACAAATACTGCATACGAAAATATCCCTTCGTTTAACTCATCAAAAGGGTTGATCCAATTGCGTGATGCAATTGACTTTAGACCGACTAAAAATAACACTGGAGAGAACTTCAGTGGAACTGCGTCTTCTTCAGTTGACATTGTAAAACCTGGATCTTTAATTAAGTCTGATATTACATATTACTTAAATCGTTCAGACAAGGTGTATGTCGATAAGTACGGTAAATTCGGTATTTCAGAAGGCGTTCCTGCACTAAATCCTGAGTCTGCACGTGAAGTGCAAGATTCTATGATATTGTATGAATTATTCGTAGGTGCGTACACCTTCGGAGTTGATTCGATATTGCCTAAGATGATCGATAACAAGCGATACACAATGCGCGACATCGGTAAGATCGAACGAAGAGTTAAAAACCTAGAATACTACACTAGTTTGTCTTTACTTGAAAAAGAAACTGCTGACTACCAAGTATCATCTGGGTCATTTAAGAATGGCTTCATCGTAGATAGTTTCTATGGGCACAACGTGGGAAACCCATCGCACCCAGATTACTCAGTTTCCATTGATAAATCTACAGGAACTTTGCGACCACAGTTTACTGAAACTGAAGTTAGATTAAAATTAGATTCTATCAACACAACTGGTATGCGCCTAACGGGTCCATTGTTGACACTAGACTACGATGAAGTTTCGTACATTAGTCAACCATATGCTTCCTACTCTGAGTTTGTTAATCCATATAATATATTCTCATGGGATGGTGAAATTACATTGTCGCCAGAGTCTGATAACTGGAAAGATACCGATAGCAGACCTGAAGTTGTTATTGACCAAGAAGGTATTTACGATTCATTCAAAGACCTTGCTGATGCAACTGGTGTAGCTGGTACAGTATGGAACGAATGGCAAGTAAACTGGAGTGGTGTTACTGCAAGTAACACGACTTCTTCCACTAGAGGTATCACTACTTCTGTCACTACTACATCAACTACACAAACAAACCAATCTAGAACAGGACTGAGAACAGAAGTTGTTCCTGACACTGTTACTACTTCATTGGGGGATCGTGTTGTTGAGGTTAACTTTATTCCTTTTATTCGTTCTAGGATTGTTTCCTTCAAAGCAGAACGCATGAAACCAGACACCAAGATATACGCTTACTTTGATGGCAAAGATATCACTAACTATGCAACAACGACTGATGAGTTCTTTACATTCAACGACTTTGTTGAGGCAAATCCACAGTACACTTCTGGTCACACTTTTAATGGATTTTACACTTGGCCAGGTGATGTTGCAACTAAGACAGACTTAGAAACTGACTCTACTGGTTCTATAACAGGTTTCTTCATTATACCAAATAACGAATCTATTAGATTTAAAACTGGACAACGGGTATTCCGTTTGACAGATAGTGCTGATAATATAGTTTCAAATACAACTACTACAGCAGAAGCGATATATGAAGCCTCTGGTTTATTAGAGTCTAAAGAAAACGTTATCCTTTCTACACGAGTTCCTAGAATCGAGAGGTCTAATCTGAACGATGCGCGAGTGTTGACATCTACTACTAGTAGAACAAGTACTTCTGTTAGAGTAACATGGCGTGATCCGCTCGCGCAAACTATTATGGTTGACGAGCCGGGTGGTATCTTTGCAACTTCGATCGACTTATTCTTCTCACACTTTGATGAGAATATTCCAGTGACAGTTCACTTGGTTCCTACCGAAGTCGGTCTACCTACTTCACGTATCATCCCATTCTCTAGGGTCACTCGCACACTTACTAGCGATGATGTTTCCGAAGACGCTTCAGTTGCGACTAGATTCACATTCGAAGCTCCAGTACACCTGCAGCAAGGTGTTGAGTATGCTATTGTGATTATATCTATGTCGGACAAGCCAAGAGCATGGGTAGGCGAAATGGGTGGTTTTGACGTTACTAATCCAACATACAGAATTTCAAAACAACCATACATGGGCGTGTTCTTTAAGTCTCAGAATGCTTCTACATGGACACCGGAGCAGGAGAAAGATCTAAAGTTTAACTTAAATCGTGCTGACTTTGAAACTTCGGGTGAAGTTTATATGGAAAATACTGATTTACAGTCAACTAAATTAGGTAATGATTCCTTGTTAACAACTAGCGGTTCAAATACAGTTAGAATAACACATAAGAATCATGGTTTGTTTGTAAACTCAAAAGTTGTCGTATCTGGTGTTCAACCGACTGCCACAACTTTCATGAATGGTATACCTTTGAACGAACTGAACAAAGAACATACTATCACACGAGTTGAAAAAGAGTACTATGAAGTTGAAACTGTTACAGGTGCAACTTCAACAGGGCGTGCTGGTGGAAACTCTATATTTGCAACTGGAAATCGTTTGATGAACCTTGCTCAGTTTTCTGTTCAAGAATTGGTTATTCCTGGTACTAATATAGATTGGTTCGCAAAGGTTACTACTGGAAAATCATTTGCAGGTAGTGAACTCCCTTATAGTGTTTCAAACTATTTCCCAATTATTTCTAACCAGAACACTCTATTCAATAGATTGCAATGTGTACCTAGCACTGTAAATCAAGTTGGTGGTGTGCCTGGATTTAAAGCGAGAGGTGTTGTAAATACTAATAAGTCGACATTGTCTCCAGTGATTGATTTGGATAGAGTATCGGTGTTTGCGGTCGCTAACTTAATCGACAATCCGTCAGACACTGTTGTTGAAGGTTTTAACTTTGTAGATAACTTTGTTGAAGAAACTAGTGCAACTGGTGGATCTGCTCAGTCTAAATATGTTACTAGAAGAGTTTCACTTGCTGAGGATGCTAACCAAATCAAGGTCATTCTTTCTACAAACCGCCCTTCAAACACAGATATAGAACTTTACTATAAAGTACAATCAGCATCTGATGCTAATTTTGATGGTCTGCCTTGGATTGCTCAACAACCCGATACAGTCATTGAATTCAGCGAAGACCCTAATTACTATGAAGAAGTTGAATTTACTATCGACTCCGAATTAGGTGGTGTGGAATTTAACAGTATGGCGTTTAAAATTGTGCTGAAATCTTCTAATAGTTCTTTCGTACCAACTTGTAAAGACTTCAGAGCAATTGCTATCTACGGTTAATATAATGAGTAAGAAAAACAAATCTGAAGGGATTAGTGTTTCTGAACTGATAAAAGTGGAGGATTCTAGAGACCTTTCTAGAGACCTCCACTCTAAAGCTGTAATAAATACTAATAAGAAGGCATACTTAAAAGCAGTTGCAGATAAGAAAAAGCGTAAAGAAAGCGAATCTGATATAGACCAGATTCGGAATGAACTAGCTGAAGTAAAGAAGTTACTTTCAGACATTTTAAAAACATTAGGATCATCAGATGGCAATAATTAATGTAACAAAAACCGATACTTTCGACGCATGGCGTGTCGCAACTAACGAAATCGGTTTACAAATAGGCGATAACTCACTACTAGTAGCGAATACTACATTAAGTTCTGATGACCTGACTGGTGGCTTATTAGAACTACTGAATAAAGTAGAATATGAAATAGGTAATATTGGTAGTCTAACTACAAACTCATCTAGTTTGGTAGGTGCAGTTAATGAACATGACATTGAAATTGGTGTCATTAATACTCTTACGACTACCAACAAGGCAAACCTAGTTTCTTCTATCAACGAGTTAGATAGTGAACTAGGTGTTCTCAGTTCACTAACAACGACGACAAAATCAACAATTGTTAGTTCTATCAACGAGTTAGATAGTGAACTGGGTGTGTTGAGTACATTAAATACTACTGATAAAGGCACTTTAGTCGGGTCTGTAAATAGTCTGTTGGTACTGGAAACTTCTCGTTACAACAATACATTAAAATTGGACTTGACCAACGCAACCGTTGGTGGTAACAATAACTCAACTCAAGCAGTTTTATCGAATATGTCCATGCCTTCTGGCAAGACATTTACAATTGATGGAACTTTAGATATATCTGATGGAACCTTGATCATAGGTGGTGCTGGTGGAACTCTAGACATCAAAGCGACTTTCTTATCTCTTGGTGATACAACTTCTTCAATTGCGACTTCTGGTGGAATTATTATTGAGCGCGGTACTTTCGGAGGAAATTCTCGCCCAGATGTCCGTGTGTATTGGGATGAGTCTACAAAGAACTGGTCCGTAAAACGCTTGGATTCGGATGGAGTTTCTGTCATTACCCCATTCTTGATAGATTCACAAAATATAAAGAATCTTGTAGAAAGTAATACAGAGAACGGGATTGTTGTTAGTTACAATCAGAACACTAATAAGTTAAATTTTGATGTGAATGATTTCACAATTTCATTGACGGGCGATGTTACTGGAACTGCTACTGTTACTGACTTGGGCAATGTTTCTATCGTAACTACTATTCCTGCTAACAGGGTCGTATTGGGTGCTGATACTCAAGGCGATTACCTTTCTACATTGACGTCGGTTGTCAGCAGCGGCATTACTTTAACTGGTAACTCGGGTGAGAGTGCTGATGTTACCATAGGTGTTGATGGCACTGTAGTTAGAACATCTGGGGCTCAATCAATCTCAGGTGTAAAAACCTTCTCATCTAAACCAGTATTCAGCGGTGGTATAACTGTTAATTCAACATCTACTATTAATTCTCTTTCTGTCACTAATGATTTAACCGTCAATGGTAATTTTAGTGTTCTTGGTACTGTAACAACTGTTAATACTGAAACTGTTAATATTGCAGATAACATTATCACATTGAATTCAAACTATACTGGAAACACTCCAAGTGAAAATGGAGGGATTGAAATTGAACGCGGTGGTCAATCTAATGTAAGCCTATTCTGGAATGAGTCTGTTGACATGTGGTCTATTTCAGACACATCTGCAACATATAGTTTAATTGGACAAGTACTTGCTGGTGCTGGTATGGTTGGCGGGGGTCAGGGACCTTCTGTGACCATATCTCACTTGGATACAAGTACACAAGCATCTGTAAATAATTCTGCTGGTACAGTCATTCAGGATATTACTCTAGATACTTTCGGCCACATCACCGCAATCAATTCGTTAAACTTAGATACTAGATATTATACCGAAACAGAGTCTGATAGTTTATACCCCAGGAAAAATGGTTCTGGAGCATCTGGTACTTGGTCAGTGTCTATTAATGGTAACGCAGCAACTGCAAGCAATGCTACTAAGTTAGCAACGGGTCGAACTATATCTTTGACTGGGGATTTATCTGGTAGTGTTATTTTTGACGGTTCTTCAAACGTCACTTTAAATACCACTAGTAATATTACTGCCTCTGGTATTTCTAATTTTGTTGAAGAAATTCAAGACATCGTCGGTAGTATGGTTTCTTCTCCTAATATCGAAAATGGTATCAGTATATACTATGACGATGTTAATGGAAAAATACAGTCGGATGTAAACGACTTTAGTATCACATTAGCAGGCGACGTCACTGGATCAGCCATTGTGAATAACTTAGGTAGTGTAACTATTCAGACTGCGGTTATCAATGGTAGCCACACCCATGACGATAGATATTATACCGAAACAGAGTCTGATAGTTTATACCCCAGGAAAAATGGTTCTGGAGCATCTGGCACATGGCCAGTTTCTATTAGTGGTAGCTCTTCTTCGGCAGGTGTCGCTAGCAGATTGACTACTGCTAGAACTATATCTTTAACAGGTTCCGTGACAGGTAGTGCGTCATTCGATGGCTCTGCTAATATTTCTATTAACACCTCCACTTCATCTCTTGATGGTCGATACCTTATCAAGACGGGTGATACTATGACAGGTAACCTAACTAGTTCAAGTATATATCCTAGGTCTACTAGTGCATACGATATCGGTCATGCGAATGGTAGATATAATGTTATGTATGCGAACGTATTTAATGGAACTGCTTCCTCTGCAAACTATGCTGACTTGGCAGAAAAGTATTTACCTGATGCTGAATATGAAGTTGGAACGGTTGTTATGGTAGGTGGTGAAAAAGAAATCACATTGGCAACTTCTGGTGTCAGAGCGCTTGGGGTTGTTTCCGAGAATCCCGCATTCATGATGAACAGAGACCTTGAAGGTGGAGTATACATAGCATTGAAGGGGCGTGTTCCCGTTAAAGTTATTGGACCAGTTAAAAAAGGAGAAAGACTGTTTGCAACTGATGGCGGTTATGCTTCAACCATAGGCGATAAGTGTGATGTGTTTGCACTTGCACTAGAAACCAACGAAGACACTGGAAAGAAAGTTGTAGAAGCAGTTATATTGTAATGTTATTAAACAAATACGAATTTGATACATTTATACAATCTCAGGTAGTATTTGACCAACATATAATTTCTTACATAGATCGCCGAGGGCGTCAGATATACATTGACTCCCTTGGCGAATTACATTCTAACTTAGACAAAACCATAAAGGTTGAGTCAATGGAGAAGTATGACAGGGCCCTTCACAACGAGTGTATTCGGATCGCTGTGGAGAATAATCACATAGGCAAGGGTATAGTAACATGTCATGCGTTTATGTCTCCAAAGGGTGCTATAAGTTTCCCTATGCATATGGACACCGAGGATGTGATTATACATACAGTGTATGGTAAAAAATATATGATGATCGAATATACTGGAGAATCTTGTATACCAGAGGGGGAATCAATTATGATTTCAAAGGGAACTATGCATCAAGCATTGAATAAAGAAGAATCATTGATACTGAGTTTTGGATTAGAGATGTTTCTTTCCGAAAGATAATTATAAGCGATATTATGTTAATATATTTGAAGACTACAGAAACTTGTAACCTTAATTGTAAACACTGTTTTACGAGTGGTTCAAAGGGTGCCAAGATATATTGGAATACTGACGAAACCATAGACTGGATAACTCGGCTACATGAATATAAACCCGAGTTACCAAATATACACTTTGAATTTCACGGGGGTGAACCTTTCCTCGCGCCTATCGAAGAATTCTGGAAAGTTCATTCTGCCTGTGATAAATTATGGGAAAATATGAGCTGGGGTGTAACTTCTAATCTAGTATTTAAACTAACTGATGAGATCATTGAGTTTATACAAGGCCCACTCAATAGCAGAATTGGAACAAGTTGGGACCCAAACATTAGGTTTGCTAACGAGAAACAGCGCCTACTTTGGGAAAAGAATGTGCGTAAACTGTTATCTCTTGGGGTAGATATCAAGCTGTTTGTAAGCGTCACCAAAGATACACTAGACATAGAACCTATTGATTTATTAGAATATGTAAAGTCATTAGGTATAAAGGAAATGAGTTTAGAGCGTTTAACCAACAATGGAAATGCTAAACTGTTTCCCGAAATATTTCCGTCTAATATCGAGCAAGATGCGTGGTTTATGTTAATGCATGAACAGATGATAGAACATGATGCAAGAGGTTGGTTAGATAATGACTTTCTAGAGACTGTTTATTCTAAATTTGAAAGTGGTTCTACTTCTGAAGGAACTTTCTGTCGTGACTGTGAGGAGAAATTACTTACACTCAACGCAGATGGTTCTATATCAGGTTGCCCAAATAGTGCGCCTGAAGACCACTTTGGTAGAATCGAGCATACCATGCAAGAGTTATTTGATTCACCAATACGAATCAATAATATTGCGTGTGAGAGGTCTCGAGATCCGCGTTGTTATACCTGCGAAGTTTTTCAATACTGTAACAGTGACTGTCATCAACTAGAATGGCAGGGTGATATATGTGGTGCTCCTAAGACTTTAATGAGGCACCTTGCTGGTCTTTCTACTACTGTTAAAAAATATCCAACCCTGATGATTAAGCAATTATGAGTACTAGAGAAAATCCTTACTCAACTGCATATGACTTATATGGAGACCCAGACAAACTTGTAGAGTTTAGGGTAATGTCACTTAATCATTGCTCCATGGACTGTAAGGGCTGTTTTTATAAAAAAAATAACAACACTTATGATGATTGGTCTTCGGCTCGAGACCTATGTCTAGATATGATTAGTAACGGGTATAAGATGGAAACTTGTTACTTATTACCAACCGATATATTCGACAACCCCGACAATTATAACTTATTTGATATACCAGAATTTGTTGAAATGTTATCTCGGTTTTCATATGCAGGCATTGCTTCAACTCTAGAGAACGGCCATGATGATAAACTGTTTGATATAGTGTATAGTGTAAACTCTGATATACGAGTAGAACTTCAAGTTAATTTGGTGATAAACCGATTATTTGACATCAACTATCAAATGTTAATAAGAAGAAATATAAACATACTGAATGAGAAATATGGTGATCGAATTGTTATCAATCTTGCTATCAATACAGGGTTTGCTCTGACTGAACGAGAAGTTACTAAATTGAAAAGTATGTTATCTGAGATATCAGAGGACGGCATTGTGGAACTAAACTTTACTTTTTTATACAACACTGATATCTCAGAAGATAAGAAAAAATCCATGATGGCAAAAAGTATAGCGACAGTTAATACCTTTGGAAACTATTATCAAAGTGACGCGTCATTCGTAAAACAATATAACGACAGAACCTTTATGCGTAAACCTTCTTTCACGTTTATTGGTTCTCCGAATAGGATATATACCAATCCCATAGTACCGTTTGATGAATATACACACATAGAAAAACCTATCTACTTGCTACAAGAACCTTCGTACAATGGATTCTTGGATTGTTACGGTGAAATAACTGATATAAATATACCTATAATAGAAGAATGTGCTGAGTGTGATAATTTACAGCATTGTATGGGTAAGTATTATTTTGCAATAGCAGAAGAATTCGACCTAGGATGTCACAAACTTTATAAAGAACTATAGGATAAATTATGGGAAATATAACTAAACAATCTGTTGCAGATAAATACTGGACTTTGGTAAAAACTCCAGCGTATAATACTGCTGTATTCTGGGATGCTAACAGGCCCACTAATATTAATGTTGCTGCATTAGGCCCAAGGGATGTCACAACGATGCCTGCTAGTGTTTTGTCTGAATCGTTGATCACAGCATCTACTATTATGGCACAAGTCAAGGCATATGCGTTACTAACTACGTCATTCCGCAGAGCAAGATCTGGATTGATACTTGATGCAGGAGGAACTTCTGAAGATAGAACTGACGTGTGTAGACTAAATGATGCATATATAGTTAATAATGGTCATCTGATTAGTTATGTTAGCGGTGCTAAAGTAGATGGAATAATTACTAGTAGTGGAATGGATGCTTTTATGTCATCGGTCAGAACAGTATTCGACGATGCCCAGTATAATGCGCCCGTAATAGATTTAAGAGTATGTCATAGTTCATGTCATAGTTCATGTCACGGTTCAAGAGGAAGAAGATAATATATGTTTCACATATTTAAAAAAGTTTATTTGGAATATGATTATAAGTTCGAACACAAGGGCGACTTTATAACCGCATCTTCTAGATTGAACGAGTATCCAATGCAGGTTTCTTCAAACGAAGTACTTGGCCAATATAGAAGTTTTGAATCTATGTTAGATGAAAAGTTTGAAAGTTCAGTAGAATCATTTTGGGCGTATCTATATGGATATCAGGGGAATTCTAAATTAGTTGTATTTGTTTCTCCGGACATTATGACCCAATTGCAAGTTCAATATTGGAAGCATATTTTTAGCGATTCTATCGACGCAGCATCTGTATTTAAACTTCATACGAGTTGGGTCGAGACTGTACGGTTATATTCTTATATGGAATCTTACCGGAATAAGAACTTACTAGAACAAGCAGAGTTTAAAAATGAGTATGAGATATCTCAACTATTTAATAATGTTGAAGACAGTGTAACATTACTTGCAATTGATAAGAGTACTGTTAGTTTTGAATATTTGCTTGCAGATTACATGGCGAACAACCGTTCTAAATATAAGACTGAGTTATTTAAAAAGATTGAATTCTTAACTTGGGATAATTGGGTAGACGAACTTGAGCACTTGAAGTATGAGATATTGTCAGGTAATATCGATGCTGAAAAACTAGACCCTACTATTAAAACCCCATTGGGCGGCGTTGAAGGAGGCCTCAAGAAAAGTAAATTCCTTAGTTGGACAGTTGACCCTAGATTTAAAGAAGGTACTGAGTATATTCGCGCAACTTACCCATATACTACCTTTGATCCATGTTGGGTAAAGTTAGCAGAAGTTTGGGGTCATGAGTATGATGATATGAGCGAGGTTAATTATATGATCAATCATGATGATTATCCTGGTCTGTTGCTACGAGACATTGCTAGAAACTATGGATGCTCGTATACTAGAACGCGCTTTATGGATAAGTGTAATCAAGTTTTTGCTACATACTGTTATGATAGGCATAGAAAAGGTTCGACAAAGGACTTGTCTAAATTTATTCTAAGGAAATAACTGAAAATGAATTTGTTATGAGTAGTATATTTTCAAGTGAATTTAATGTAGTATATATTAGAGTTGTTCAGGGATGTAACCTAAACTGTGATCATTGTTTTACATTAGGTAACAAGGACAAAATTGCGCTTACTGAGTTACATTTAATCGAAGATTATCTGTCTTCAATAAAAGACAATGTTAACCCAGAGAAGGTTACATTCTATATCCACGGCGGAGAAACTTTCCTAGCCCCTCTTTCATATTTGAAGTCTGTGAACGACTTGATAAGGAAATACTTTGGCTATGCAAAAATCGATATTGTTCCACAGACTAACCTAGTATATAAAGTTGATGATAGGTTTATAGATTTTATAAAAACCGAGTATAGAAATACTATCGGCGTAAGTTGGGACGCAGATATTAGGTTTGGATCAATTGCAATTAACAAGAAAACTCAACAAGAGGACTTGTTTTTTAAAAACTTGCATAAATTAATCGACGCCGGAGTTAATGTCCACATTGCTATTACTGCACAGAAGAACTTATTAAATTACGATCCAATTGAAATTGTAGAAAAGTTTCCCGGAGTAGATTCTATTGACTTTGAACTCCTAACAACTTTTGATGCAAAGACAAGTAACTTAAGACCCAATAATAAAAAGTGGGCTGCATGGTTAAACAAACTTGTTGATTACTACACTACTAATGAAACTAGTTGGTGTTTACCTCAAATCGACTTATTCACTAAAACCCTAATGTCGGGTAACTTATTTGAGTGTAAATGTAATTGCTGTGATAAGCGAACATTCACGATGAATCCAAATGGAACGGTTGGATTATGTCCAGATAAAACTTACATTGAACCATTTTCAACAGTACATGAAATGCGTAATGACTGGGCGAAATTTGAAGAAAAGTCTCTAGAGATTATTATAAAGAAACTTGCTGAGATGGAGCACCATACAATGTGCTTTGAATGTGAACACTATGATATCTGTGGAGGCAACTGTGATGCGAGTTTATTCGATGATACTGACGAGTGCCCTCTTTCGAAATCTGTTATAAGTAGAATACGAAATGAACTAGATGTGTTCATACCAATATACTTGAATAAAGCAAAACCGAACCTAACTGAATTGAGAGAAAATTATAATGAACATCCGTAAAACCATTGTTCCCATTTCTATCGATAGTATTAAAGAATATTTCCAAGATAAAACTATTTTCTTTGAAGTTGATTATGAAAATAGTAAACTTGCTGGTAAAGTGTTCTTGACATATCTTTCTAATCTAGATGTCCCATCAGATGTGTACATCGCTAAGGGATTCGACAAAGAGAAAATATTTTCTTTGATAGACTCTTATATGGAAATTAAAGCAATTTCTGATATTCATTTTCTAAATACAATTGTCGCTCATATTTTATTGAAGGCAAAGGGGTTAGATACCGCATCTATTATGAAGAATGCATATCTCTCAGAAGAATTAGTGGAAGAATATATTAATACTCGGAAAGAAATGGTTGATAGGTGGACACATTTTATCGATTCTACTATGCTGTATTTGTTGTATTGTTTTGAAGATATTAATAAAGAGTTGAAATTAAAAGAACAGTTTGAACCTATTTCAGATCCCAACTATGTTGGTCTTAATGTCGTTAACATGTTTAAGATTCCCAACTTCTTAGGGTTGTATTTCAATTCAGACCAAGAGTCTAAAGTTTCTTTCTTTGAACATCAGTTTGATGGTCATATGTTTAAGGGTCACTCGTTGTTCCATTACTATAACGTTGAAGAAAACACATTTCCAACAATTATTCAACTAATGTTTGATGGGAAAATTCCTCTAGACATTAATGAACTACTAAATTCAGTCAAGGGGTAACTCTTAATGGACGCGTATCTAGCATCAGGTAACTTGAACCAATCCGATGGATTCTATTTCAACTTAAATTTTGAACTTCTAAACGGATGTCAATTTAAGTGTAAAGGTTGTCACGTTAATAAAGAAGGTTCTGAACCAATGAATGATCATACATTTGATCAATTGGAGAAGATCATGAATTCTTTTAGTGAAGAAAATTCATACAAACCTTTCATAGCATTCATTGCACCGACAGATTTTCTATCTGCAAATAACACATACTCGGTATTGACAGACAACAGGGTTAAGAAAATCCTCAATAAGTTTAAGAGAATATCATTTCAGACCACTTACTTAGACTTAGGTAAGGCGGAACTAGTTGCTTCAATACTAAAAGATGACTATTCTGAAATGGAGTTAGAGGTTAATATTATTATCGAACCTGAGAAGATCGATAACGCAAAGTACCTTAGTGTATTACAGAAACATCAAGAGCAGTTTATCAAAATGTTAGACTGGCCAACGCCTGTTCGTAGGTTTGGTATCATGAACGTATTTAATTACGACGATACTAAATTAGCAGAAATGCTTAAAGATTATGATTACATGCATAAGAAAGTCGAACATTTGTTTGAAACAACTATCGATTTTAACTTCTCTTTGGGTAGAAAAGATGAAGGTCTGCAATCTGAAGAATTTAAAGAAGCGGCAGAGCGTATCAAACGCATTTTTAACGGATCGATTGTTTCTGAAGAAAAGGGTGAGTACCTACGATTCTCCTTTGGTAGATTGAATGACTCCTTAATTGAAAAACAATATAACTGGAAGAATGGTGAGTTTTATTATTCTCCCCTACTGTATGAGCGTTATGTATCATTCATACCAGAATTGAAAATGCCGATTGTAGAATATGATGCAAAAGAGTTTGAACAGTATGAAGAAAAAATTCAACTTGATCAATATATGAACGTCGGCGATAAAACCGAATGTGGTGATTGTCCATTATTAGGGTCTTGTGTTGATAGAGGCATTCTACATCTTATGGACATACATGGTATTAAAGACTGTTTGGTTGCAAAAGACGCGATGCACGTTGTAAACGCTATGGGGACTCTCCCATATGGCAGTTGATTTACTAAAATTAGGCACAGAATTAACTGAAGAAGAATTTGTAAAAACGATTCTTTCTTCAGGAGACCTATTTCCTGGGTTCTATAGGTTCACACTTGGCACTAGGAACTATGAGCAAGGACAACTCAGCATGAATGGGCTGGTTCGTATATTCTTGTCTCAAATATCTATAGAAGAAAAATATACTCGTACAGAATGGACATCATATACAAACCGTAAGCACAACTCGTTAGATGATAGAAATAAATCTAGATCAGATTACGCAGTTTATGAATTATTGGATAAGAAGTATCGCAATTGGATGACCCAAGCGCAGTATTATGATATATGTCTGATGCAGATAGACAGTTTAGTTACCGCGCTGCAACAAGACACCACTTATTTTTTTATGGGGTCGTTGATTAGGTTCACCAAGGATGCATTATTATTAGGGTACGATGACCTATTAGAAACAAGCGTTATGGAGTTACAATGTTCTTACGAATTTTGTAAGTCGTATATAGAATCAATATACACTTCAGATGAAATATCCAAACTGTTCTTATATTCTAACGTTGTAGCATCTTTAAGTTTTGATGAATCTGATATTGGCACTTTGCATATGACAGACGCGTCATTACAGACAGTTATTACAGCAGAACCCAATTCTGTTTTGATATCATCTAATCGAGACGTTTCATCTAAGTTACCAATCCGCTGGGCAAAGGATATTTTACTTTCTGAGGTAGACTGCTTATGATACAAGGTAAAAGTGATCACCTCATACGAAATCCCGGAACAGAAATATTGTCTTGTACGATTACATCTGTGCAAGAAGATGGAATTGCTAAAGTAGAATATTCTAAATTCAAGCAGGCATTGTTTGATATATCGACCATAGTATTTTACAAACATGGTGATCATCTCTACTATCCTATCTCTATGGAGTTTAGGTTAATAGATAACAATATACTTTATCTTACTGATGAGTTAGGGTTAACTTCTATAAAAGAAGTATTCGATATATTGGTATCTTCTATGTTGAAAGAGGAAAAGTGGTCTAACGTTTTTAAATTAGTAATAATCCACACCCGAAACGAACCTAAGTATTGTCATAAACTACCAAATACATTTGTTATTGGTGACATGTCCGACTATATGGAAATTTATGAGTAGCAACAGCGAATATTTAAAACACGTACTTCGAGATAAGATTCCAAACTCAAGCGAGATAGAACTTCACTTATTTGAGTTCTGCAATTTAAGTTGTGCTTTTTGTGGGCAAGATCACGACTCTGAAGAGGGTATGAATACGATCGTAGAAAAATCTGATCAAGTAATTGAATTCATGAAAACTTCTACTATGGAAAGCCACATAGTTAATGTCATGGGTGGTGAGATCTTTAATGATTTAGTTCCCGATGAAGTATTTACGCAATATTGGGATTTCTATAAACGAATAACCGATTGGTGTAATTCTAATGCACAAACTGTGCGTTTTAATTGGGTAACTAACCTTATCTTTAATCAGTCGGATAGGGCAGTTTCCTTATTAATGAAGATGCGTAGTTATGGTAATGATAATGCGTTTATATCAACTTCATATGACTTTGCTGGGCGTGGGTTTGATCTAAATAGAACTCTACAATATGAACATAACCTTAAGATATTTGGTGAATATATAACTGTAATTGGTTTTGTATTGACCCGCCCCGCTATACGAAAAATCTTGTTAAACAAAGATAAGTTCTTTAAAGATGTACTGTATAAAAACTATACTCTATATTTTGATTATTATGTTCCAGAATTATCTGCCGAAAAGATGATGCCTTCTGAGACAGAAATGTTAGACTGTATGATGTACATCTCTAAGAATTATCCTGAGATATATCCTATCAAAGACCTGATAGAAAATGAACATAATCGTATGACTTGCTATTCTATGAATAAGACAACGATTCTACCAAGCGGTAGAGAAGTTACTTGTAGGTATATGGATTATGAAGAAGATGTATTTGAAACTGAAGTCGACTATAACTCTAATGATAATATAATAGAAGCTCATTTAGAAAGAAATGACTGTCTAAGTTGCAAGTGGTTTGACCGTTGTGGATTTAGATGTTTTGTTCAAGCAGATTGGGCGAAGTTAGAGAGAACACAAGAGTGCTTGTTTAGAGAATATTTTAATAGAATGGAATCTGAGAATATATTACATTATGGACCTGATAATTAAACCAACAGAGCGATGTAATTTTAAATGTACATTTTGCTCTAGTACACATATTACTGAAGATAAGACATTAGAACTAGACCTAGATTATATTTACAAGTTTCTAGAGAGGTTCCCCGAGACTGCTACGATCATCGTTAATGGGGGAGACCCTCTGATGATGAAACCAGATTACTATTGGCAATTAATAAAACACTTGGATAAAATAGGTTCTAGTGCAAGTATATCTTTCACTTCTAACTTATGGCCTTTCTATAAGAATCCGGATAAATGGGTAGACTTATTTAATCACCCTAGATTGGGTATCACGACATCTTTTCAATATGGTGGTGGTAGGTTAAAAGGTGATCTTAGCGAATTCAGCGAGGAAGATTTCTGGAACGTCAGTGATATGATGTTAGAAAAAGTCGGATACCGCCCAGACTTCATTGCAGTTGTCACTGAGGAGAATGAACACCTTGCGATTAAGAATGTGGAACTCGCTAAGAAGATGGGTGTTGTATGTAAATTAAACTATGCATTGAGTTCTGGCCCTCCGGTTAAGTTTAAGAACATCATAATGGGTCAAGAAGGCAGGCCCTATATGTTGTCCAAGATTTACGAGATATATGTCAAAATATGGAAAGCGGGTTTGAGCGAGTGGGAATATAATACAACTCAAATGATGCGCCGCTTATCCAAAGGTGATACAACATGCCCACAGAACAGAAATTGTGACTCTGGTATTCGTACACTACAACCTTCTGGTGACTACTATTCATGCGGCGCATTTGGTGATGATCGTAAGTATAGTATAGATTTTGATTCAGAGATGCAGGGTGCAAAGGTATTTCCTTTAAAGTTTGCGGCCGAACTTAATAATCTAAAGCAAAGTTGTTTCTCTTGTCCAATGTTTGATATATGTAATGGATGTAAGAAAACAATTACTGACTTAAAAGAACATCAGATGGTTGAAGAACATTGTGTTCGTATGAAATCGATTGCACAAGATATTATCGACGCAAATGGAATGACTGATCAACTAATGGTAACTGAGTATGTTAACGAACACTACAATTAAACAAGTTGTAGAATATAGACAACAGAAAGACACTATATCAGAGTCTGACTATAGGGATATATTACTCAATAGATGTCCAAACTATGAACATGTTAATGGTAAGATATATGCAAGTAATATAAATGAACCATATGTTGCGGTAACGGTTAGTCCGTATCATAGTAGGTTTGAAAGTCAGATCGAGTCTGGAGTATTTCCATTAGTATCAGCACTACTAGGTAAGGGGTATTTTCCGGTTAGTTCATGTGCTGGGCATACAGATCATTGGCGAGAGTATTATGTAACCATCGCTATACCGGAGTTGATTGATCTTACATTGGAATTGTCAAAAGATTCCAAGGTAGAATATTTTGAAAGTATGGCAAATATAAAACTATCTGTTCAGAATAACGGTTCCATGAAATATAGTAGAAGAGAATTTGATGAAATAAATACTGAGTTGGATCTAGAATACCGTGACTTAGATATGATATTGATGCGAGAATATAAGAAATACTATTATGCAAAGATATCATTTGACTATTCTAAATATGAACTTAGGTTCAACCCATTTGATATGCTTGCTGGGCGGTTCTTCCATAAGAAAGAGATCAGTAAGTTTAATGAGTGGAAATCTAATATAATAGAACATATACAATCTGAAGAGTTCCCATATTTTTATGCATAACCCTATTACAGTATCAATAAACCCTACATATTTTTGTAATTTTAGATGCGACTTCTGTTATCTTACTGAAGAACAACTTGCAAATCAAGAAAAGATTGAACTGAGTAAACTAGAAGAACTATTATCACAGATACCAAGTATTAATCATATAGACCTATATGGTGGTGAAATTGGTGCCCTGAGGAAAGATTATTTCTATGAGATCAAACGCTCTATAAAAAAATATTACTCTGATAAAATCAACATAGTAACTAACTATTCCATGTTACATGATGGTTTCTATGAAGACGACTTTTATCTTTCAGTCAGTTATGATTGGGATGCGAGGGAAAAGAGTGATAAAGTTTATCAAAACCTATTATTATCACCAGTTCCTGTAGCAGTTTTAGTTCTTGCAAGCCCAAAAGTTATTGCCATGAATGTTGATGAACTCATAATGTCAATGAACATGTGTTCTAGTGTACAAAGTGTTGAAATTAAACCATATTCACCAAATCAGGCGAACTCGTTTAATGTAACTCATATCGAATATGAAGAATTTGTTAAGAAATGGATATCTTCTGAAGTACATAAAAACTTTGAGTTTATCAACGAATATTACATTGAAGATGTATTAGATGGTAGTAGGAACGCATTTAGCGATGACCATATTTACATAACCCCAAATGGAAAGTTTGCAGTATTAGAATTCGACTTAAACGACAATGAATATTTCTTAGAACTAGATTCATTTAACGAATATATTGAATGGACTAATAAAGAAAAGCGTTCTAATGTAAGCGAAATATGTAAAAGTTGTAAATACTATGGGAAGTGTTTAACTGAACATTACCGATATGTGAACGATATGAGCAACGGGTGTAATGGATATTTTAATCTGATAGAGTGGTATAAAAACAAATAATGATATACTACTTTGTTATATAGAACTGAACAATTACAATAATTTAAAAAAAATATTTACATTATGATAAAACAAGGGATCAACAATTTATATCCTACCCCATTATATAAAACTTCAATAAGTGAAGAATTATGTGATAAGATTTTAAATTTATTATTAGAGAATGGTAGTTTACATAAGTTTACTAATGGTAATGATAATCTTTTTAATTCTGATGAGTTGGTAATAAAAGAATTTAAACAAGAGGTCCATGCGATATTCTCTCAATACTTTGATCAAGCATTGAATAAAAATTTAAATGATTATAGTATATCATATAAGGGTTGGATAAACGGTAATCCTAATCAGGGTCTAACTACACATAATCACTCTGGAGCCCCATTTGTATCAGTATTTTATATTTTTGCAAGGTGTGACGATGAAGGTGGGGAGTTAGTATTAAATGATCCAAGATCAAATGCGAATAGGGGCTATATGCAGGATTTTCAAGAACCGTTTAATTCATTGCATTATAAACCAAAGACAGGTGATGTAGTAGTATTTCCAGGGTATGTATACCACTCTGTGAATCCATTTTCATCTGGCCAGTTAAGAGTTGCGATTCCGGTAGACTTGATAATTTATAATAAGGATGATAGCGATGATTGCTGAATGGAAAATTAGACAAGAAATATATCATAGACTCAATAAAGAACACTCTGATGACTTAAATGATAAAGAAGTTGTTATAACTAAAAACATTGTTGATGATGCGGTACGATATTTCTTTGAAAGGGACATTGGGTGGATATATCCTAGTAAAAGTTATATGGTAGGTATATGTTATGCTAAGTGGATATCTGAAGAATTTGGTGGAGACCCTTTGGAGTATTTAAGTGACCCGGATCTTTTGTTTGGAAATGATCCATATTATACTTGTTATAATGATACACCGGAGATTTATGATGAAATTCTTGAAAAAATTGGAAATTATCAGTTTGATATGACCTCCGGTATGGTTCCAGATGTTAGAGAGTATTTTTTAGAAGAGTTCATGATTGAATAATTAAAATGTATAAATACTACATATCGAACAATAATTAGGAACCTTTTTAGATGGCTGTATACGCAAATCTCTTTGTAGATCAAGGCACCGACTTCATGTCTACCATTAATTTGGAGGGCGGCACTGGCGCGGCATTCAGCATTGCTGATTTTGAAATCCGTGCTCAGATGAGAAAAAGTTATTCTTCTACCAAAGCAATTGATTTTGTTGCAAACATAATTGATGCTACTAATGGTATCGCCCAGATTGAATTATCTGCTGCCACTACTTCTACAATCAAACCTGGAAGGTATGTGTACGATGTAGAAGTAATATCTCCTGATACGGTTGTATATCGTGTGGTAGAAGGTCAGATAGAAGTTTCTCCTGGGGTTACTCGCCCAACTACTGCTCCAGTTAGTACTGCACTAGTGCTAGATGGCGGTGCATCTAATACAGAATATAGAAACTTAGTTAATGTTCTAGACGGTGGGTCTTCAGAATAATCTAATAGAAAATAAAGTATAAATATAAAGAGGATATACATGGCAGATAGAATTGTCGCTAAAATTATAACGAACCCTAGCGTAACTGCTACTACATTTGTTGCAAGAAATATTCAAGCAACAAGTATCGGAATTAGTGGCGGTATCGCCATGGCAGATTTGTCTGATGTGTTTATCCCAGAAACACAGAAGGTTACCGGAGCATTGATGACATATGATGCTGAAAGAGGTGGATTTGTTGTGTTATCAGAACTAGCAAGCCCTAACTTAAAACTAAATGGAGGTTCATTGTAAAATGGCCGGAACAATAATCAAACTAAAGAGTAGTCCCCAATCGGGTGGCTCATCAGCACCATTAGACAATACACTCGAGGTAGCAGAACCGGCGTATACGTTCTCCAATGGTATTTTATGGTTAGGTAAAGACGACGGCGCTGGTCTTGGCGGAACAACCGCTGTTCAGATCGGTGGTTCTTACTTTACTTCTAGACTAGATCACAACCTTGGTGTACTGACAGCAAGTTCTGCTCTATTGGTTGACTCTAACAGTCATATCGATAAGGTTATCACTGGAGCACTACAGTTAACTACATCAGGTGGTGCTGGTCAGATATTAAACTCGGTATCAACTGCAATTGATGGTGCCTCTGCAAATAATCAAATTCCGACTGCTCTTGCAGTTAAGAACTATGTCGATAACTCTGCTTCAAACATTGAATTGGGTGATATTAGCGATGTAACATTTGGTACACTTGCTGCTGGTAACATTCTAGTATACAACGCAGCTACCTCCGAGTGGATCAACCGCGCACTAAGCGGTGATATCACTATTAACGCATCTGGTGTTGCTGATATCAGTGCATCTGGTGTTAGTGCTGGTACATATGGTTCTGCAACTGCGGTTCCTACCATCACAATTGCCGCTGACGGCCGTATCACAACTGCTGGTACAACTAACATTGCTACAACTTTAATTGTAACTGGCGATGATGCAATAACGCAGGGTATTGATCTATTAAACGAGACATTAACCTTAACTGGTGGAACTGGATTAACTTCAGTAACAACTAGTAATAGAATTACTTTCAACCTTGATAATACTGCGGTAACAGCGGGAACATACGGGTCAACTTCTTCTATTCCACAATTCACAGTTGACGCACAGGGTCGTATTACTGGTGCATCTACAGTTAGCATTGCTACAGTACTTGACATTGCAGGTGATAGTGGAACAGACTCAGTCAACCTACTAGACGATACTTTCACCATTTCAGGTGGCACTGGCATAACAACTGCTGTAACTGATAACGAAGTTACAATTGTACTTGACAACACTGCTGTAACCGCTGGTTCATACGGTTCTGCTACAGTTATTCCAGTACTAACTGTTGACGCGCAAGGTCGTATTACAGGTGCAACCACACAAACAGTTTCTACTAATGTAACTGTTGCTGGTGATACTGGAACTGGTAATATTGCAACCGGAGCTACACTAACCGTTGCGGGTGGAACAGCTTTAACCTCAGTATTCTCTGCGGGTACTGTTACTGTAACACTAGATGATACTGCTGTAACTGCTGGTGCGTATGGTTCTGCAACTACAATTCCTCAGTTCACAGTTGACGCACAAGGTCGTATTACTGCTGCTGGAACTGTTGCGATTAACGCAAACTCATTCGGAACTGTTTCTGTAATCGATGCAGACTCTGGATTTAGTTGGTCTGATAACGGCACTGCTGTCTCGTCTGCTAATGCCGCGACTCTAACATTCGTATCTGGATATGGTGTAAACGTCGACGTTGATTCTACATCAGATGCAATTCGCTTCAATAACACTGGTGTTACTAGTGCCACAGCTGGTACATACATCACGGTTGATGCATCAACTGGTGATATCACAATCGGCACAAACGCGACTGCTGCTAATACAGTAAGTACTCTAGTTGCTCGTGACGGTTCTGGTGACTTTGCTGCTAATAAAGCAACACTGAACGAATTACAAGTTGATAATATTAATATCAATGGTAATGTAATTTCTAGTACTGTTACTAACGAAAACATTCAGATCTCACCTAATGGCACGGGTATTGTCGAAATTACGGCAGAAACCAACATCACAGGCAATGTCGTAATTGCTGGTGACTTTACTGTCAATGGTCAAACTACTACAATTAATGTTCAACAACTAGTTGTTGAAGATCCCATCATTTACCTATCTAGTGCCGCCGCAGGCAATGCTGTAGACATTGGTTTTGTAGGTAACTACAATGATGGTACATATGCACACACTGGTTTGGTTCGTCATGCTGCAGATGGTGTATACTACCTATTTGATGGATATACTCCTGACATTGATGTCGACGGTAACATACTTGACATAAATCATGCATCGTTAAATATTGCTTCTTTGCAGGCAAACGTCATAGGTGCTTTGATTGGTACTGCTGAGACTGCTACTAAACTTCTAACCACAAGATCAATATCGTTAACTGGTGATGTCGTTGGTACGCTGACATTTGATGGTAGTGCCGATGTTAGTATGACTGCAACTATCCAGGCCAACTCTGTTGCTCTGGGTACTGATACTACTGGTAACTATGTTGCAACTCTAGCAAGTGCAAACGGTGGTCTAATAGTAACTGGTTCTGGATCAGAAACTGCTGGTGTTACAATCGAACTAGATGTAACAGATAGTTTGTTTGTTGAAGGTGTTCAAGATGCTGCGGGTGCATTGTTCACCAATGGCACACACACTAACATTACTATCACATACGACGACGCGAGTAATGTTATCAATGCATCTGTTCCAGTCGCAACAACTTCTGTTAAGGGTGTTGCTTCTTTCAGTGTTGATAACTTTGCAGTAACTTCTGGTGTAGTTACTATCACGGTTATCGATGGAGGAACATTCTAAAGTTATTTTAAATCTTATATATATTATGTAATGTTAAAATATAACTCCCCTCTTTAGGGGAGTTTAACAACCAAAGGTCTTTACCTAATGACAACGAAAATTATACACAAGAAGTCTTCCGTCTCTGGAAAGGCTCCTCTTGCAGGCCAACTCGATTATGGTGAGTTGGCGCTTAACACATACGATGGTGTAATTTATCTTAAACGCAATCAAGGCGTTGATGATGAATTAATTACAATTGCTCCAGTATCTGAAGATACTCTAGAAATTGACACCACCGGATTTTCGAACTCGTTAGGTTCCACACTGGCAGAGGTCTTAGGAGACCTAGACTCTGCTATCACTTCAGCAACTACTGGTGGGGTTAATGTTAATCCAAACACCATTCTGGGCGCAGGCACAGTCGCAACCCCATTCACAGTAACACTAGATTCCGTCCTGGCAGGCGGTAATGTTACGACAAGGGACATTGAAGTCAATAATCTACAAGTAAATGGCACTATCAACGGTGCATCTTTTTCAGCTAGTCAGTTGGAAGGTGCTACCTTGTCCGACATTATTGCATTATCAATTGCATTGGGATAAATCATGGCAAATACATTTAAATTAAAAACATTCGACGGATCATCTTCTGCATCAGATACTGCGATGACAGTATACACTTCTCCCGCAAGCACTAGTGCCGTTATTATTGGTTTAACTATAAGTAACACTTTGTCTACATTGGTTTTTATCAATGTTAAGATAAATAACGCAGACGGTGATAATGCATTTCTAGTAAAGAATGCTCCTATCCCTCAGGGTGGATCCATTGAGATTATGAATGGTAATAAAATCGTCCTAGAGACAGGTGATGCAATAGAAGTGTATTCAAACAATGCAAACTCAGTAGATACAATCGTTAGTGTAATGGAGCATTCATAATATGGCACAGTATATTGGTAATTCACCAGAAACAATTCTCTTAAAAACTAAGAGAGATACTTACACTTATACATCTACATCTGGGCAGACCGTATTTTCTGGTACTGATAATGATTCTAAACTATTTGTATCCCTAGAGCGTTCACAAGTATTGGTATACTTGAATGGACTTCTATTAGAACCAAATTCATACACAGTAGGTTCTACTTCAGTCGTATTAGATACTGGTGTTGCAAGCGGCGTAGAAGTTGTAATTTTTACTGAAATTGAGTCTGCACTTGTAAACTCACCAACTCGAGTTGAAGTCAATACTTTAATTAGTACTGCAATTGCCGCTGTTGCTACAGAGTTGAACGACTTAACCGACGTAGACTTAACCACCACACCCCCGACAGATGGTCAGGCACTTATCTGGGATAACGCAACTTCTACTTGGATTCCAGGTGATAGTTTTAGTCAAACAGATTTCGACTCTGCGTTTACCTTTAAAGATACTGACGACCTGAGTGAAGGTACTACAAACCTATACTATACAGATGCACGAGTGGATGCAAGAGTAACCGCGCTTGACCTTGCAACTGAAACATATGTAGACACTACAGTTAGCACAGCAGTGTCTAACCTAGTTTCTAGTGCTCCTGCTGCATTAGATACATTGAACGAACTTGCTCAGGCACTTGGTGATGATGCTAACTTTAGCACAACAATTACCAACTCCATTGCTACTAAGTTATCGACTGCTGATTTTACATCAACTGCTGATACTTGGATTGGTACTAAAGATACTGACGATCTAAGTGAAGGTACTACAAACCTATACTACACAGCAGCACGCTCAAGAGGTGCTATCAGCGCAACTGGTGATCTAACATACAACTCTGCTACTGGTGAGTTGGGTGTTACTACTTACAAAACTTCTGATTTTAATACTGACCTTGCTTCTAGCGATACTGACGATCTGAGTGAAGGTTTAACTAATCTATATTACACAGATGCGCGAGTTGGTACATACTTAACAACTAACGATTATGCAACAGAGTCCTTTGTAACATCTGCTGTTGCGGCAAAGGATAATACTGATGAAATATCCGAAGGTTTAACTAATCTATATTACACAGA